TAAGGAGTAAAAAATGCAAGAAAAAATACAAATTTTAATGGACTTATTGGAAATTAATAAGGCTCAGGCAACTGATATTGTAGGTAGATATTTAAAAAATGCAAAAGATATTCATTCTTTTTTAGATTTTTATTTCGAAACTTTAGAAAGAGAGAATATCGTAGGGACAACCTATGAGAAATTAAGAATGGTTTGTAAAAAAGCAGAGATTGAATTTAAAAAACGCTTTGAAGATAAAGAAATATTTTTAGAATGGCTTTGCAATAAATATAAAAACCAAGCTTGCTTTAGACTACATAAAGGAGATTTTGAATATTCGTATTTTGCTAGCTGCGGAAATGGTAAAAAGATTAAAATTAACCAAAAATCAATTGATATCTTAGTTTGCGTAAATGCTTTTAAGCAAATCTCCTATAAAAATGGCGAACCATTAGAAAACAATGAATTTAAAGAAGCTCTACTTGAATTTATTTTCAAAAATCAAGACAGAATAGGAAAAAATTTGAATATTCCTTTGTCGGTTAAAAAAATAGAGAAAGTTTTAAGCCTAGAAGAAAAAAGAGAAATCGAAAAGATTGAAGAAACAAAACTTTTTAATGAAAACAAAGATAGGTTTGAAATTTTTATAAAAAGCAAAAAAGCTTTTAAAAAAATAAGCTAATTTTAAGAAAGTCTGAAATGGAAAAGTATTTTTTAAAAATTGATTTAAAAAGCAATCCAGTACCTTATAAAAGAACCACGCAAAGAGCTAAATTTGCATGTAAAGATTATCTTAAATATTTAGATTTTAAAAAACTCTTGCAAATGGAGTTTAGAAGACAAAATAATATTAGCTGTTTTCAAGCCTTTGATAAGCAAAAGAAATATGAGTTTTCTTTAAAAATAGGATTTAACAGCAAAAGGCATGGCGATGGGGACAATATCGTAAAAGGTGTATTGGATGCGTTATTTGAAAATGACAAGAATGTTTTAAAAGGCGATTATGAGATTATTAGTTTTAAAAAATCTTTTTTAGACTTAGAAATCAAAGAATTTAATTTTAAAGAAGGGGTGGCTTGATGGCTAGAATGATGACAAATGGCAAAAGTATGACAAAAGAAGAGCTTGTATCAAAGATAGAAAACTACTTTAGTGAAAAAACTGTTTTAAAAGAAACTAAAGAAAGTGTTATTTTTGCACCTAAAACAAAAGTGGGATTAGCTGTGCATTTAGGGATTTCAATGCAAACTTTAAATGAGTGGGAAAAAGATAAAGATTTTGGAGAAATAGTAGCAAATGCAAAACAAAGGTGTGAAATGGATATTTTAAACCATTCCTTAATCGGTACTTATACTCCTAGCGTTAGTATGTTCTTGCTAAAAAATCAGCACGGTTATGTAGACAAACAAGAAATACTCAGCGATAATGTTCAAAAAATAGAAATTATAAGAAGTGAAATCAAATGAAATTAAAGCTTGACTTTTCTTACACTCCTGCACAACTTAAAGTTTTTGATGATAAAAATCCACGCTTTATAACCGTAGCAAAAGGCAGAAGACTTGGTTTTACAAGGGGAAGCGCTAAGTTTGTCATAGAAAACTTGCTTTTAGGACAAAATGTATTATGGGTAGATACCATACAAGCAAACTTACAAAACTATTACGAGCTATATTTTACACCTGAGTTAAAAAACTTGCCAAAAGATTTTTATTCTTGGAGTGTACAAGATAAGAAACTAATCATTAACGGAGCGGTACTTCATATGAGAAGTGCTGAAAGAAGAGAAAATATCGAAGGTTTTGGATATGACCTTGTTATTTTAAACGAAGCAGGAATTATTTTAAAAGGCAGCAAAGGAGGATGTCTTTGGTATAACACCATACGCCCTATGTTGCTTGATAATCCTAAATCAAGAGCGATTATCGGTGGAGTTCCTAAAGGAAAAAATCTATTTTATGAACTTTGCAGAAAAGAACTCAGCGATAAAAATTGGAAACATTTTCAATTCTCAAGTTATGATAATCCATTTTTAAAAGAAGAGCAAATTAAAGAATTAATTGAAGAAGTGGGTGGCGAAGATAGCGAAGTAGTCAAACAAGAAATTTATGGAGAGTTTATAGATAGCGGGGGTGCGGAGCTTTTTGCATTAACTGAAATTGAAAATGCGATGAGCAAAAACTCTTTTAGTATTGAAAAAATGCAAGGTGAGAATATTTGGGGGCTTGATGTAGCAAGATATGGAGATGATAAAAGTGTTTTAGCAAAAAGAAAAGGTTTTGTAATTGATGAAATAAAAAAATACTCACAACTTGGAACCATGGAGTTAGCAAATAAAATATTAGCTGAATATAACCAAAGCGAAGATAAACCAAAAGGTATTTTTATAGATACTTGCGGTCTTGGCGTTGGCGTGTATGATGTCTTGTTAAATTATGGCTTGCCCGTATTTGAGGCAAATTCTGCAAATTCTGCAACTAGCAATGAATACTTAAATAAAAGAGCGCAGATGTATTTCACCTTTGCGAAAAATTTAAAACACATGGAGCTTGTTAAAGATGAAGAATTAAAAAAAGATATGAGAATGATTGAATATGAGTATAGCGACAAGGGGCTTTTAAAGATAGTTTCAAAAGAACAATTAAAAAAGAACTATGGCAAAAGTCCTGATGTTAGCGATGCGGTGGCTCTAACTTTTTTTGAAAAACTATACAGCAGAAACAATACTAATGAAGATTGGAGCTATGATGGCTGGTGAGTTTTTAATGATTTATGATGCAATTGATGTAAACAAAATAAAAAAGCTTTCAAATTTAAGCGATGAGGCTATAAAGTCAAGTCTTGCAAATGAATTTTTAGAGCTTGTATCAGGATTTAATAATATTTCTAAAAAGAAATTTAAAAGAGAATTTGCGGAGTTTTTATTTGAAAAAGGAGTGAATGAAAAAGATATTTTAAAAATAACAAATTTAAGCAAAACAACAATATGGAGAATTATGAATGAAAACAAAAAGAACTAATGATGAGAGAGTATCGTTTTTAACACAACTCATTAGAGAAAGTAAAAGTGGATATGAAAATTACAAACCACACTTTAAAGAGTTGCAAGATGCTTATTTGCTTGAAAATAAGGTAATGCAAAAATTGAGAAAAAGAAATAAATCAAGTATCTACATACCAAAAATAAACTCTAAGGTAAAATACCTAATCACTAGCCTAAACGAAGTTTATTTTAATAGCGAAAGAATGGCAGATATTGAAACTTACATTAATAGCGATGATACGATTATAGAGCTATGGCAGAATGCCATAGATTTTTATAGCGGTAAAATCAATATGTTTAAGATTTTTCAACCACTTTTCTTAGATGTTTTACTTGTGGGAACAAGTATAGCCAAGCTTACTTGGCATAAAGGAATGCCACGCATTGAAAGAGTAGATATTGATAGTATATTCTTTGACCCAAATGCACTAAATAGCGAAGATATAGGCTATATAGTCAATGAAATTTACCTAACTTATAATCAAATCCATGAAAGACAAAAGCTAGGGTTTTATAAAAAAATAGAAATTGAAAAGCTTTTTGATGAAGATGATGAATATAAAAAAGTGAAGCTTTATGATATTTATGAAAGAAAAAACGATGATGAGTGGGTGGTTTCTACCTTATTTGAAAATAATTTACTTAGAAATGAAGTTACTTTGCAAGATGGACAGCCTTTTATCTGGGGTTCAATGCTACCACAACTTAAAAAGATAGATAATGAAAACTATGTAAGTGCTTATGGCGAGCCTATAATGGCTTCAGCTATGCCTTTGCAAGATGAAATTAATATAACTAGAAATCTTTTAATCGATGCAGTAAGAACTCATATCATGCCAAAAATAATGATGCCAAAATCAATGGGAGTAAGCAGAGAAGATATAGAAACCCTAGGAAAGCCTATATATACAGATGACCCCAAAGGAATTCAAATACTGCCTCCTCCAAATATAAATAGTTCTGGAATAAATTTGCAATTATTAGAAAGTGAGCTAACAGAAGTTACAGGAGTTAGTCCACAAAACAATGGAGCTCAAACTGCACAAAATGAAACAGCAACAGAAATAAGCATAAAAGCACAAGAAGGTGGAAGAAGAAGTGCTGACTACATAAGACAGTATAACGAAACCTTTATAGAGCCTTTATTTGATAGGTTTGCAATGCTTGTTTTTAAGTATGGAGAAGATAGTTTTTTTAATGGTTTTCAAAGAGAGGATATACCTAGTTTTAGATTTAAAATCCAAACAGGCACAGGAGCCATGAATAAAGAAATTAGACGTGCAGGAATTCAAGCTAGTATGCAAGTTTTTTCACAATTATATCAAATGTATATGAGCATAGGCGATGCAAATTCTGCTTATGGGATTATAAATGCTAGTAAAGAACTTACTAAAGAATTATTACCAATTTTAGGTGTAAAGAATGTAAATAGTTTATTTGCTTTTGAAAATAATGAAGATATTAATCCGCAAATGCAAGGAGAAACTAATGCTTAATATTGAAATAAAAAGTGATATATCTAAAACCAAAGGAGGAAAGAAATTAATAGATTTTATCAAAGCAAAATATAGCGAATGTTTTTATATAGCTAAAAATAATGATGAGAAAGAGTTAAGGTTAAAAGCTTTAGATACTATGGCTTTTTTAGACATAATAATCAATAAAATAAAGGATGAAGAAGATGGAAAATGATGCTTTAAAAGATTTAATAAATGTCATAACAGATGATGATAAAGGAGATGTTGCTAATAATGGCGATGAACCTACGCAAGTAGAAGATAATGAACCTATGCAGGTTGCTAATGAGAACGAGCCTGATTATAAGGCGATGTTTGAAGCTTATAAAAGTGAAAATGACAACAAATTAAATGCTTTAATGAGTGAGCTTGAAGCTTTAAAAAATCCAAAGAAAGAACCAAGCGAACAAGAATTACAAAGAGAGCAGTATTTAAAAGAATTAGGACTTGATGGACTTGATGAGAAATTAAAAAGGCTTGAAGAGCTTGATAAAAAGCAAAAAGACAAAGAAGAGCAAGATGCACTAATCGCTAAATACGCACAAGTAGAAAGCGAGTTAAGAAAAGCCTATCCTGATGCGGATTTAAAGGCTATGGCAGAACTTGCAACAAAATTAAATGGTTTAGGCGAAGGTAATATTGACAGCTGGAAAACCTTGCTTAATTTGGTCGGAAAATCAAATAATGCCAAAAAAGCTGAAGATTTATCAAGTGCAAATAATAATGTAAGAACTAGTGATTTTAACGATAAGTTAAAAAAAGGCGAAGTTAGCGAGATAGATCTAGGCAAAGAATTATTAAGTTTAGTATAAAGGAGAAATCATGGATTTTATAACAGCTTTAAAAGGTGGTACAGGACTAGGCTCTAGCTTTGCAGATACTTTGATGAAAACAAGCAATTTTACTCCAAATTTAGCAAGTAGCAGTGGTGGTTTTTTAAATGGATTAAAAAATTCTTTTAGTAATTTTGGAGATTGGTTATTTAAAAGTTCTGATGCAAATAAAGTAACTAATTTTGATAGATTAGGAAATGTTTTAGGCGCTGGGGGTGCTTTATATGGTGCTTACAATCAGCAAAAGATGGCACAAAAGAATTATGAGTTACAAAAAGATGCTTATAACTTTAATAAGTTTTTAGCCAATGAAGAGTTAAACAGAAGAAAGAATATGGAAAATAAACTTCAAAATGTTTGGAGTAATTAAATAGATTTGGATTTAAGGAGTTTGTTTTAAAGGGTAAATCTTAACCCCTTGTATAAGGGGCTTTGTTTATTGATTGTTAATTTGCATTGACAACAATAATACAAAGTAGTATAATAACTATTAAGATTTGTAGCATCTTACCTTTCTAGGTGGTAATTTAGTGCTAAGGGTGGCGACCCTTGGCACCACACCTTTTAAAATTATACACAAACTTCCTTAAATCCTTTATTTTAAAAGAAAGAATAAAGGAAACAAAATGGCATTTTATAACCCACAAAGAGTAGTATTTAATCCTGATACAGGCGTTATACAAAACGCAGGAAAAGTCGGTGGTGTCTTATATGACATCATGAGCAAAAGTTTTGATGATAAAGTTAAAGCTAATGAGTTTCAGCAAGAGCAAGATTTAAGAAAGCAACAAATGGAATTTAATCAGGCTATGCAAAATAATCAGCTTTTGCAAAATGAGAGAAACTTTGATTATCAAAAAGAAAGAGCAAATATAGCAGATCAACAATGGCAAATGAATTATAACCAAAGAGCTAGACAATATGCCATGCAAAATGCTTTAAGACAGCAAGCAATAAATACTAATAAGGCTTACAAGGATTTAAATTATCAAAAAGGATTATTAGAACTCCAAAAATTGCAAAATGAGATAAATACAAAACAAAAAGAGCAAGATTTATTAAATAAAGTTCTTAGTAATACTCAAGGTTTTGATGGTCAAAGCAATACAAATTTACCAAATAATACAAGATATAAAGCAGATGCTCAGTTTTTAGATTTAGCAAGCAATCAAGGCAAAACCTACGATACTACACATGGATTTTGGAATGGAGCTATAGAGCGTGGTTTTGGTGGATGGGGAAGTCAAAGCACGGATTTAAATGATGCAAGTGATTTATTCTTAAAAAGAATGTTAAGCGATTTATTAAGAGGCGGAAAAAATGCTAAATGGAATTTGGAAAATATACAAGCCAATTTCCCTATTAATGGTTATACCATGGAAGCAAATAATCAAAGGGTAGCTCAAGCATTAGCAGGAGAATGGTTAGCAGAAGCTCCAAACTCTTATAAAATGGAATTAGAAGAAAGACTAGGAAACGCAAAAACAAATATGGAGAAACAAAGTGCTATAGAAGACTATCAAAAGAATATGAATTTTTATAATAACTATGCCCCAAAAGTAAAAGCTTTTTACTGGGATGAAAAATACTCAAAACCTAGTAAAAATGCAGTAATTATAGATAATTCAACAACTAATCAAAATATACAAAACGATTTAGCTAAAAATATACTAGCGGTGCAAAATCAAAATACTCCAAAATTACATAGTGTTAGCTTTAATGGAATTAATGCTCAAATATCAGAACCTGATGCTAATGGTAATGTAATATTAGTTAATCAAGCAGGTAAAAAAATGCAAGTTAGTGTAGAAGAATTAAAAAAACAAGGATTGATACAATGAATATAAGAGAATTTTTATTAGAAAAACCACAAGAAAATAACATTATTTCATTTTTGCAAGATGAAGTAAGTCAAAATGAAAGTCAAAATACAAATGAATATTTAGCAAGTTTAAAAAATGAAGCAATCAATGATTTTTATAAGAATAAAGACAAATATGCTAAAGAATATGAAAAACACAATATTAAAGACCAAAATTTAACAAATCCACTAGGATATATTGGCGAATACAAAAGAGATTTGTATGATTACAATAAAAATCCTTCTATGAATGCTGATGATTTAAGTAATTATATTTTAGATAAGCAGTCTAAATTTAATGCCTCTAAACCTATTTTTACAGATAATAATGAAGTAGCAAGAAAAAATAATCAATTTATGAGAGATTTAGGCGATGAGCTACAAAAATCAGGGCGCGGAAAATTATTACAAGATGATGATGGCTCTTATTGGGTGCAAGATAATAACGGAAATTATTCTAAAGTGCAAGGTAGCACAATGGGTAATTTATATCGCGGAATAAGAGATAATGGTGCTAGTGTAGCTCTAGGAACAGCAGGTGCAATTGGTGGTAGCATGCTAGGCGGTGGAGTTGGTATGGTTGCAGGTGGTGCATTAGGTGCATCTTTGGGAGCAGGATACGATTACTACGGAAATACAAAAGATACAAATCAAGATGCAAATTTAAAAGAAGCTCTTATGCTTATGGGTGAAAATGCAGGACTTTCTTTAATAGGTGATGCAGCTTTTGCTGGAGTTGCCAAAGGAGCAAGAGTTTTAAAAAATACCTATAATATGGCAAAAACAGGAGCAAGGGCCGGTAAAGATATGATAGATGGCATGGCAGTAAAAGGTGGTAATTTAGGTAATAGGGTTATAGATAAAATCACCCAAAAAGATATTCCTATGATAGGAAAATTTACAGATGGTGGCTTGCAAAATGCAGAAACAATTTTTAATAATCTTACAAAAAATGTAGAGAATAAAAAACAAATAGATGAACTTATAGCAAAAGAAAATCCAACATACTTAGAAAATGGAAAGCCTACAATAGAAATATTAAAAAACATTGTCGAGCAAGGACTTAACAAGAATAATCCACAATTTATACAAGATAGCGCTAAAAGAACAAGTGCTATTTTAAAAAATATTTCAAATACTTTACAAGGAGTTCCAACTACTCAAAGAAGAGAAATATTATTAAAATCAGCTCAAGCTTATCCCGAAATAGGAAGTTTTTTAGATGATGTTTTAAAGGCTGATAAGGATGCTAGTATTTCTTTTTTAAATATGATTAAAGGACAAGATGAAGTATTTAAGAACAAAACAGGTTTAAATGGCGAGTTTGATGTTAAGGCTTGGCAAAAAGATAATAGCTCTTATAAAAAAAGAATTAATAATGAATACGCTCAAGCTATAAAAAGTATAGATGAGCTTAACAACGGCTCAATAAGGTTAAGCAAAGAAGATTTAGCAAAGATTGAAGAGTTTAAAAACAACAATTTTTTAGAGCAAGATATAAAAACAAATATTAGTAGCTTTCTAGAAGATACTATTGATAAAGACTTAAGTGCTGAGCAAATATTTAACTTAAGAAGTGCTATAAATAAGCAATTAGCCACAGGAAATAAGACATATAATACTAAAGAAGCTTATAGGCTAGTAAAAGATACTTTAGATGAAACTATGATAAAAAATGCAAGTGATAAAGAACTAGCAAAGAAGATTTTAGAAGATGCTAATAAAAACTATGCGTTAAAAGAAAATTTTAATAATAGTTATCTAGGAAAAATCAAAGACCAAGAAACACCCGAAGCACTCGCGCAAAGAATAGCTAATGGTGCTAGAAATATCAATGAAGACAAAGATTTAAAAAGAGCTTTTGAAGGTATGAATGAAGCAGAGCGAAAAGCAAATGAAAAACATGCTTTTAATGCATTACTAGCAAAACATAGAATTGAAGATATAGGATATGATTTTAAGAACCTAGCAAAAGATATGGATAATGTAGAATTTGTAAGTAAAGATTTAAAATATGCAAAAGAAGTAGTAAATGTTTATGCAAAAATTTATCAAAACAATAAAGACTTAATAATGACGGCTTTAGCTAGTAGTGGCAAAAAAACAAATTCTTCAATAGCCACAACAATAAGCGGTGTTTTTGATAGAATATTAATAAGTGGTATTTTAGCTAGATTGCACGCCTTAGTTCCTTTTGTAAAAAGTGCCAAAGAACAAGCATTAAGAAATCAAATACTAGATGCATTAAAACTTGCTAAAACCAATAAAGAAGTTATATCTAATCTTAAAAACATAAAAATAGCGGATAAAGAACAAAGTAGAATTTTTAAAGATGCTTTAGATAATTATATTAAAGTAGATAAAGAACAAAATAAAATATTAAAAGATGCGCTAATAAAAGAAGGTGTTATCAAAGGCGACAACTTCTTCATGGATAAAGCTGATCCGAGCAAAGCAAAGAGTGATTTAAATGTAAAAATAAGCGTTTCTCCAAATGTTAGAAATTTGGCAAAGCTTACAAATGATGAGATTATAGCTGACTTAGAATATTTAGCCAATAAGCATAATGAGATGTTTAAAAAGCCTAGTGATGTGTTTAAGCTTATAAAAGAAATTAAAGAAAATCCTACATTTTTTTATAAAAACAATAGAATGGATATAGCTTTAATAGCAAAAAGATTAAATGATAATAAATTAGGAAAACTTGGTGTAAATAAAGATACTGGAGAAGTTAGACATGTGACTAAAGTTAAAGAAAAGGATTTAACAAGGCTTGAAAAAGTTAGTAAGAAAAATACTAAAGAAAATGTTGGCATTATCCAAACTTTCATCCAACCAGGTAGCAAAAATGATAACTCATTGAATGGGCTACCAAATAATCCTAATTCTACCCAAACTAAGCCTAAAAAAAACTTAATGGAAGATATAAAAGAAAATATTGAGGCTAAAGAAGTAGAGAAAAAGAATAAAAAAAGCGTAAAACAAAGGCTTGATAAAAAAATACAAAATGATAAAAAGGCTAGTGAAGAAAGAATTGAGAAAATAAAACAAGTTATAGCTAGAAAGCAAAAAATAGATAAGGTTACAGATAAAAAAAATAACAGGGAAATAGCAGGAAAAATAGGCACTTATACGCTAAAAAATCTTATTAAATTAAAAGAAAGGAGCGAAGATAAATAAAAATTAAGGGTTTATCCCTTAATTATGTATTTTTTTTATATTTTTCTATTATATTTAATAGCTCATCTAAAGCTAAGCTTTTTTCATAGTTAAGAAGCCAAGTATCAACCCAAATAGGAATGGGCTTATTATTATCATTCCAATTGCTCACACTGCTATAAGCTAAACCTGTTATATTGCAAAAATCTTGTCTTGTAAGTCCTAGACTTTTAATTTTTTCATCAAACTCTCTTTTTAACATAGTTATCCTTAAATTTATTTAATACAATCATAACAAAATATACTTAAAAAGTATATAAAAATAAAAATATTTATTAAAAAAGTAAAAAATGTTTGACAATATCATCAAAAAAGTATATAATTGTGTTATGTTTTTATCTAATGAGTAAAAACTAATCAAAACAAAAAGGTAAAAAATGGAAAAATTAGCTGTAATTAATGGCGTGGATGTAGAGTTGGAAGTGGTAGATAATGCAGTATATACCACTTCTTTAAGCGTGGCTGAAGTATTCAATAAAAACCACAAAAATATTATACGCAAAATAAATGAATTTCCAAAGGATAATTTTACTAAGCTCAATTTTGAGCTGAGTAAATATATTGATAGCACGGGTAGAATTTTACCTTGCTACAAAATCACTCGCGACGCTTTTTCTCTTTTAGTGATGGGTTTTACAGGTGAAAAGGCTTATAAGTGGAAAATCGAGTTTATCAAAGCTTT